GCCGCAGGAGGCTGATGGATGGACCCGGTATGGGAACTTCAAACCGCGATCTATGCGCGGTTATCGCAGAATGCCGCGCTGACAACGCTAATCGGCGTCGACAAGGTCTATGACAATCCTCCCGCCGATCCTAATGGCAATATACCGGCCGCGACCTATCCATATGTTTCATTCGGCAGCGCTTCATCTTCCGATGATAGCGCCGATTGCGTTGATGCGGTTGACGTTACTTTCCAGATTAATTGCTGGTCGTCTCTGCCAAGCCAGAAACAGGTTCGGCAAATCGCTGACGCCGTCACCAAGGCGCTTAGACGATGGGAGCCGCCGCTCGCAATGAACGCGCTGGTCACCTTCGATTATTGGCGGACTGACTATATCCGCGCTCCCGGCATCAATCAGGCTTCGATCCAATACACGGCCGTCATTGAGACGCCGTAGCCCGCACAGCCGGATCTCACCACTCATTTTCTTTTAAGGTCGCCATAGGCGGCCTTTTTTTGTTGGAGGCCTCATTGGCTCAAGCAACAACTATCAAGGGCGGCAAATTCCGCGTCCTTATCGGCAACGATGCCGACCCAATTGTCTACGAAAACCCATGCGGCTTCACGCAACGGTCTATTACAATCAACAAGGGCCTCGAAGAGGTCAATGTTCCGGACTGTACCGATCCTGATAAGGTCGATTGGGTCGGGCGCGATGCAACCAGCCTTTCGATGAGTATCAGTGGTGAAGGCGTACTTGCGGCAGAAAGCGTAGATGTTTGGCTAGATGCGGTCGACAGTCTCGAATCCATTCCAGTTAAGGTAGAGTGGGAATTTCCTGCAAAAACCATTACGTGGACCGGCTTCATGCATGTTGAAAGCATTGAGGCGGGCGCAACCAACGGCCAGCGCGCGACGCTAAATGTCAGTTTGCAGTCCGACGGTGTTATGGTTCGTACGTCTACCCCGGCTACACCATAATGAGCCGTGACGCATCAATCGAGCTAACCTGGGCGGATGATGACTACACCTTCCGTCTTGGATGGAGCGAACTCGAAGCACTTCAGGAGGCCTGCGATGCGGGCCCCTGGGTTATTCTTGAGCGGCTTCACAATAAGCAATGCCGGTCTGGTGAGATTGCTGATGTTATCAGGCAGGGGCTCATCGGTGGCGGTTTGAAGCCGCCTGAAGCCACAAAGCTGGTTCAGAGATACGTCAAGGAGCGTGTGTCTGATTTGGCTGAGAATCTCTTGTTTGCGATAGCGATTTTGCAAACCGCCCTTCAGGGAGCGCCCGACGAGCCGGTGGGGGAGCAGGCGGCGGCAAGTCAGGAGGGGAGAATCTCGACAGCCTTCCCAACGGAAAAATCAGATTTGCCGCTATCTACGGAAACGGTGCAGTTCTAGGCTATACGCCACAAGACGTTCGACGAATGTCGATGTGGCAGTACATGGCAGCGCTTGACGGTTACATCAAAGCAAACACGCCAGATGAGCCAGGCAAATTGTCAGAGTCCGAAAAGGACGATCTTTGGGATTGGATTAAGGCTGGGTGATGCCAAATTAATTTGGCATTTTCCCACTCTCGTAAAAGTCGAGACATTTCCTTAGACGATTTACGTGTTCCGCCTGTGGGATTGCTTTGGTGTAAGCCTCGTCAAAGGTCGGACTATTGCTGGTAATTTTCCCGCAATCTGTGGCGAACGCCTGCCTTTTCTGCATGTCTGCTGACCGGTACTCATTCCAAAAATAGTAGCCGACGAACGCGATAACCGCGATGCAGGCTGCACCAATCAACAATTTCATCAACTTCCCCAAGCTCGCATTCGTGCGGGCTTTTTTCTTATCAGGACATCGTTGAGTATGGCAAGAACCGACCTCGAAAGTTTGGTTGTTCAGCTTTCCGCTGACTTCAAGTCATTTGAAAAAAGCCTGGCTCGCGCCAACGATGTTTCTAATCGCCAATTTAATGCGATTGAACGACGCGCCCGCCAGATGAACAAAAATCTGGACAGCATTTTCACGCGATCGTTCAGCGGTCTCACGGCACCACTCGCCGGAATAGGCGCTGCGTTGGGTGTCGATCAGCTTCGCAAGATGACTGATACGTGGACGGATATGACGTCCCGCGTCAATCTTGCCGCAGGGTCGATCGATAAAGGTACTGAGGTCATGGGCCGTCTCGGCGACATGGCTCGCCGTACGTATTCAGATCTAACCCAAACAGCCGAAAGCTATCTATCCAATGCTACAGCTGTTCGCGAGCTTGGATATAACACCGATGAATCGCTAAACTACACTGAGGCGTTGAACAACGCTCTCGTCGTGTCAGGGGCTAAGGGTGATCGAGCTGCACGAGTTATCGATGCTCTCGCCAAAGCAATGGCAACTGGCAAGTTGCAGGGCGACAATCTTAATACAGTGATTGAATCGGGCGGTCGCGTGGCGGAAGCATTGGCCGCCGGTCTTGATACGACAGTTGGCGGTCTGCGCAAGCTTGGCTCACAGGGCAAGATAACTGGTAACGACATTGTTCGTGGTCTCTCGAGCCAGATGGAAACGCTGCGTCAGGAAGCTGCGGACATGCCCGCCACGATTGGCGACGGCTTCACGCTTTTGAACAATGCCCTACTCCAGTACGTTGGCAATGCTGACAGTGCAGCTGGCGTATCTGCGAAGATTTCCGAAGCACTGGTCATGATTGCCGACAACTTCGACAAAGTCGCAGATGGCGCTTTGCAGGTTGCGGCGGTGGTTGCAGGTGCCCTTGTCGGGCGTTCGCTCGCGGGTATGATCCGTACGCTCGGTCTTGGCGTTACGGCTTTGGGCCAATTCAGAAAGGCGCTTGCTGCAGCCCAGACTATGGGCGGACTAGCAACAGCCTTCGGTGGTCTTGGTGCCGCAGCTGGTCCTGTCGGCATGGTCATTGGTGGCGCGGTAGTGTCGTCGCTCATGCTGTACAATTCAACTGTTGGTACATCTAGCGAAGGGGCTACGCTGTTTGCTGAACGCCTTAAGAAGGTTGAGGAGGCTGCTAAGTCTTCCGGCAATGCCGTTGAAGAGGCAGCCAGCAAGAACGATGCCTATACGCAGAATTCCCTGAGCAAAGAAGTAGAGGCTGGCACAAAGGAGATGGAAGCTGCGACAGAAGCCGCGGTCAACATGCTTGAATCGTTTGCGCAAGTTTCCTCTATGAGCCTTATTACTGATAAGCAATACGCAGAGCTTGCGCGACTGCGTGATGGAGTGAAAGAAGGCACGGTATCTGCCGAAGAAGCTAAGCAATCTTTGTTCGCTATGGCGAACGCTGATTACAACTTTCAAGAAGTTGCTGACGCAATTGGCCCGATACTTGATCGACTTGCAATGGTGTCAAAAGCGGCAAAGCAAGCAGCTGCTGATCTTGCTTCTGCGACGTCATATCCTCGCGGTCCAGACGAGAACAAAGAGGCCCGTTCAGCTAAAGATCCATACATCATGCAGCGCGAAGCTGCGAATGAGTATGAACGCGACCAGCTTCGCCTAGCGGCTCTCAGCAAGAAAGAGCACACGCTCGAAATGGAACGGCAGAAAGTGCGAAATGCTGCCACAAAGGACGGCATCGCGCTTACCGAGCAGCAAATTGATGCGATTGCACGCGCTAACGTTGCCGCACAGGAAAGCCGCACAGCTGAAGGCAAAAAGCCAAAGAAAGAAAAAAAGACACCGGCTGAAAAATTCGACACGACAGTTCAGGACGCTAACGACCGCACAGCTGCACTTGTCGCGGAAACTGAGGCTCTTCGCCAAATTAACCCGTTGATTGATGACTACGGTTTTGCAGCAGAGAAAGCACGCACCGAACAAGAGTTACTCAATGCGGCTCAAAAGGCTGGCATTGCCATAACTCCTGAACTCCGTTCTCAGATTGCCCAAACTGCCCAACAGTGGGCTCTCGCAACTGCTGAAGCCAATAAGCTGAACGAAGCGCAAGGCCAGTTAAAGCAGAAGTCAGAAGAATGGCGTAGCACAGAGCTAGATGCGTTCAAGGGGCTGGTTACTGACCTGTCTTCTGGGAAAGATGCAGTTGAAGCCCTCACAGACGCTGTTCAAAAGCTGATCGATAAGCTTCTAGACATGACGTTGAACAACCTTTTCGACGGGCTGTTCGGTAAATCAGGAAGCCTGTTCGGTGGATTTATGGGGTTCAAAGACGGCGGGCTTCCAAAGTTCGCCAACGGAACACCATCGCGTCCCGGTCCAGGCCTCATCCGTGGACGCGGTACAGGTCGCAGTGACAGCATACTTGCGAGAGTTTCGAACAGAGAGTTCATCACTAACGCTCGTTCAACGGCCAAATATCGCGGGCTTCTGGAAGCAATCAATAAAGATAATTTGCCTGCATTTGCTAATGGTACGCCAAGTCTGCGCGCCCCATCAATGCCAATACTCAGCGCTCCACAAAGAGCGGGAGCCGCTGGCCCGATGCGTGTGGACGTAGTGACGCGTTTCGAGAATGATGGAAACTTCCATTCGTATGTTGAGAACGTGTCTCAAAGCACAAGTTCACGCACTGTCAAAGCATACGACAAGTCAGGACCTATGCGTTTTGCACGGGACAGCAAGCAGGCATCGAGGCGGGGGTTAGTACGATGATCGATCTTCTCTCAACCGTCCGCTTTGTGCCGTCTTACCCCCTGCTTAATAATCCGACCAGTCAGACGAAGTTTGGCGGTCGGGTTATTTCGACGGTTGAATTCGTTGATCCTTATCGCACTGTTGATATGGAAACTTTGCCGATGAAGGCCAGTGAGGCGGTTCAGCTTCAGGCCTTCATTGCGGCTGCCAAGGGCGGTATGGAAACGATTGTCTATCGTCCAAAGCACATTTGTATTCCGCGGGCTTATTGGGGTAATCCGAACAACACACACATCACAGGTACCGCTTCGCGCGGAACGGTGACTGATGGTTATACAGTCCAATTGACCGGCGTTGTCCCAGGCTTACAGCTAATGGACGGCGATATGTTTTCACTGAAGAGTGGTGACTATCGCCAGTTCTTACAAGTCGCCTATGGCGGCGGAGGAACAGCCGTAAGCACGACGATCACAGTTAAGGTGGATCAGCCGATTGCGTCTTATATCGCAACCGGCGCAACGGCACGTTTCAAGCAGCCCGAAATGAATACTAGACTTGTGAAAGACAGTTTTCAGATGTCGAAAGGTCCGCGACCGACCGCGACTTTCCAGCTGATTGAGGTGCCTAAATGAGATGAATGCCACTTTATGAACCCGGAGATATTCGGAGCCATGTTTGGGAAGTGGCAAGATTAATTCTTAGCATTCATTCTGCCGAGAAGTTGCTCAAGTGTTCGGAACAAGAGGAGAATATCCTCAAGAACTTCGCCATTTGAAAGGTCGCCGCGGTAATAATGGTTGATGCGTTCTTTAAAGTCTGTGATCTCTTCCGCAATCTTCGTTCCGAAGCGAACTGACCACTCCGGGTCGTGCTTGACTAGATGAAGTGCACTTTTCTGCACCACGTCTAGGTTATGGATGAGCGAACTTGAAATTCGTTCGAACTCTCCAAACACCTTATAATCCAGAAACAGCGCAGTTTCGCCAAACTTAAACTTTCGATCAATAGGATTGAGCACACCTAGATTGGCCGATGACAGGAACTTAATCAGCTTCCTGACGTCTTTGGTGGACCTTTCGAGACCGTCTTGAAGGACTTCAACAAAACCGTTCTCATAGTCTGCTGGTAATCGAGTGCGCTCACTGCGGTATTGTATAGCTAACGACCCAAGTGAACATATCGCACAGACGACTGCGCAAGCTGTCTGGATTAGAACGAACGGATCCGGATCAATCTTATGATGTTCAGTCATGTGTCCCCGAATAAAAAGGTGAAAAAATGGACTTAACTCAGTTAAGCGCTGCGCTGAGTATATTCACGTGCGTGATAGTGTCTGCGAACGTTTACTTTATCCT